GTATGGGCAATGCTATAAAATGAAACAAGGAAAAACATTGCCCACAAATATGCTTAGATTTTTATTATAAGTTTTAATTACCTGTATATCAATTATACATAATACTTAAACCAAGTGATTTAGTTATATTTTTAACTTCATGCCAATAACCTTTAGGAATAAATAAACTATCACCTGGACACAAAGTAATACAATCATTTTTAAATAATTTGCAATCAATCGTATCGCAAGCAAAATGTTTCCAATCTTTATTTTTTTTAGTTTTAATATGTTGGTCAGGATCTATTAAAATAAATTCTTTTCTGCCTCGCAAATTACAATAAATGTTATCCCCGTAATCATAATGTAGTTTTGTGCCAATATTTTTTGGACCATAATACAAACTTACTTGTGGCAGTTTATTTATATAACCTGGTATCTCAACATCATCAGCTAATTTATTACATGTTTTTAAAATGTTTATTTGTGCTAAGTAAACACTATTTTTATCTATTATTTTTGTGTAATTTTTAAAAGTTGTTCGTTTTGTTTTTGTTTTAATTATGTCACTACTATGTTCGTAGTCTTCATATGTTAAATCTATATTATCAAATGTATTACTTAAATATTGTAAATTCCACTTACTATATGCTGGCATTTTATTAGCGTAGTTTTTAATTATTGCAGGACATTTTTTAGTGTGTCCTAACACATTAATAAAAGATTCTAAATCGTTATATTTTTTTATCATCGTACACCCAATAATGCTGTTTATTATTTATTATAACAGTATCATTCGGTTTTAACGGATTGAAATAGTAATTATTTTCACTGTTAAATATAGTAGTGCTTTTGTTTTTGCAAAATAATATTGCTTGCTGTCTTACTATTCCTTTTTTTAATGCTTTACATAAACTTGCTTGATGATAATTTTTTACTATATTTTTATCTCTATTTTTAAATATAATTGCATTGTTTTTTTTGTATTTAACCTCTTCCATAACTGGAAATTCTTCTGGTAAAAAAGGCCCATTGCTTTTTTGTGGTAATTTCTTATTTTTTTCACCTAATAAAATAGAATACCTATCAACATTACCTGTTTCAGTTAAAGGCAGCGCAACAGTATAATTACATACGTCACAATGCATTTCAGCTGGCATAAAATATTTATCATGATTTATATAGTCGGCCTGTATCCTAAATTCGTATTCATAATTCATAAAATCAATATTATTTTTTAAACTAAACTCTCTAAAAAATAAAACCATATTTATATATATGTCATATGGCACTAAATTATTAATTAATAATAGTTCATCCTGTATTTTTTCATGTTTTAAAAAATTACCTGTTTTTATATAAAATACTTTTTGATGATTTGAATCTTTATTAATTATAAATGTTGGGCTTTCCTCTAAATCAATAAAGTCTTGCTCAGTAATATTAATATCTATATTTTTTTCGTCTAATATAAAATTACTCATAATTCTTCACATATATATCACTTAAAGTTTTTATTGCTAAATTACAGTATTCAGTTCTAGTACTCGTTAAGCTGTTATTCTCACTCAATTTATTGCCAGGTGCTCCACCTCCACATATTGAATACAAACTACATTCATTCATACAGTTTTTAACACCCGTAAATATTTTTTTATACAATTCGATAAATTTTGTATTAAATAATAAATCGTTAAATGTATTTATATTTTTGACATTATCAATCATAAATTCACTTCCTGCACTTTCAGGCGTAAAAAGATTAATATTGCCATTTAAATCTATAGTTACAAGTTCAAGAGGCTTGTTTTCTTGATTTCTAAATATTTCATGTTGATTTTCATTTGAAATATACTGCTCTAATGTGTCAAATTCTCTAAAACGAATATCTAAATTATTCTTTTTAATTTTTTTATAAATTTCATATAATTCAGTGTAAAAACTTTTATAAAGTTGATTGTATTCATTATCAACATTATTTTTTACATTTCCAACAGTCTCAAAAATATTAAAGGCTATATTACTTGTATACTGAGCTAAATAAGTAAAAACTTTTTTGGGATTTTTTAAAACTTCTTTAGTTAGTACAGTTATGCAACCAAAATTAAAGTTGTTTTTTAACATTAATTTCATGCCCCGTTCAGTTAATGCATGAGTAGATTTTTGATTCCAAGATTGTCTATAAGCATCGTGTATTTCTTTTGGCCCATCTATAGAAACACCTACGCCAATATTATAATCAATAAAAAAATTAATCCATTCTTGATTAATTAAAGTTGCGTTTGTTTGTATAACATATTTATGCCGGTGACCTAATATATCTATAGCTTGTTTATAATAATCTATAGGCATCATTAAAGGTTCCCCTGCATGAAAGTTAATTGTTAAATTTTCAATTGCACTATCATCTATAACTTTACTAATTTTTTTTAAAGTTGCAATAGACATACCATCATTTGTACTACGAGGCATTCTTGATTTCTCGCTTAAATAACAATATGAACAATTCATATTACATTGTGGCGTCGATTGTAAAATTAAAATCTTAACTGACATTACTTAAGTTTCATCAACATTTATAGAATCAAGAAAATCAAAATATGGTTTTAAATGACATATACTATTTGGTTTATACTTATCTCTTTCTTGATAAATTATATGCAAAGCTTCTCTTTTAGTGCAAAATCTCTCATACATAATTGCTTCCTCTGGACTTGGCTTAAAAGTTCTCTGCTCATACCCGTCAACTATGGTGTAATGATATGCATTACACCATAAAGATCTTTCATCAAGATTTTTTAGTGAGTAACTATCTTTTGGGTCAAATTCTTTTAGTTTTCGATCTAGTTTAGCGTTTATGGATTGCAAATTTAATTTTCGTGGCTGTGCTTGAAAATTGTTACCACTACTTATACCTTGCATAAAAATTAGTTTGCTTTAATTAATAAAGATTTTATTTCGTCGTTTTTTAAAAGTTTTACTGAGTCACATGTAGAATTTACCCAGTTTTCCCAATTTTTCCATGGCATTTTTTTCTGTTTATCTTTTGCTTTATCTTTAGATTTATCATCTAAATCTTTTTTTATATTTTGTAAATTTAAATTATTCGGTGTTGCTTTAAAGTTGTTAACTTTCATTTTTTTTCTCCTTAATTGTGAATATAAAGATTATAAGCATTAGTATAAATTCATGTCAAATTACTAAATTTTTGTAAAATAATCCAGTTTTAAACGTATTGCCGAGTTCAGCAAAACGATAAGTATACTTAAAGTTGTATAAAATATAGTATATACGGTGTATAGTTTATTTTATAAAATATAAAAAAAAGGATTCACACTATGAAAATTTTACTTATTCTTTTGTTAACAGTAACATCTTTAACTTATGCTTCTACATACGTTAATGGCTATTACAGATCTGACGGCACTTATGTTAATGGCTATTATAGGTCTGATTCTAACGGAACTGTTAGAGATAATTACTCTTACAAAGGAAATACAAATCCTTATACAGGTAAAAAGGGTACAAATAAATATAAAAACGATAAAAGTAGCGGTTATTATTACAGCTATTAATTAATAACTGCTTAATATTTGTAATAATAATAGTATTGTAAAAAATAAAAACGTTATATATATTTTTGCAATAGAAGTATTTTGCGTCTATAATTATATACAGTAAATTGTTGTCAAAATTTGGCATGTAAATGTTATATAGAAATAACAGCAATCTTTTGGCCCAGTAAAATTAAATCGCAATCACTAAAACTGGGCCATCAACTTTTAATAAATATATTCTAATAAAATAATATTTACAATCTATTTAGGATCAAAAAGTATAAGGTTATTGCTATTTGTATATCTACAATCGATGTGCAACCAAGAAACATTACGCTCAATTGCTTTTATGTAGGGATACTCATACTTGTTGTCAAATATATGCTGCCTCATCTCCTCAGCCGACATATCTTTACTAATAATATCAACAGCTCGACCTGAAGCATGTTGACTTGTAGGGCTATAGTTTTTCATACCCTCAACACGTAATCCTGACTCTTGCCTATCCCCACCGTAGTACCAGTTGTTTATTGTAAGCGGAATACCTAAGTTATCTCTTAGCTTTTGACATGTTTCTATTATACGGCTATCTATTTGCCATAGTGCTCTATGGCCATATTTATCCCATGTCTCTTTAGAAATAAATTCAGTAAGTTTAAAATTTTTTGTTAAGTTTTCCATTAGTTTACATTTAAGAATATCATATGTAGCGAAATTAAATTACCATTTTCAAATTCAATTACTGCTTCATCTAATATATCTTCAGACTTAGCATAAAAGTCATAATTTCCATTTTGAGGACTTATATAACATATTTTAATGTCTCTTAAATCCCAGTATTCTAAGTCGTCTAGTTTAGTCTTTATCATACAGTTTATAAGCTGCCCATAGTGCGCCAGCACCTGTAATAATTTGTCGTGCCAAATCCTCTGGTAACCAATTACTAAGTAATAAAACTGCTATGCCTGCTGCTTCAGTACTTTTCTTTTTACCCTCAATTACAACACGATCTAACACGCTGTTTAATAATTTATTTAAATTCATTTTTATATCCTTAGTGATTCCATTTATTAATTAGTTTTTTCGTCGCCTTTTCAGCAATGTCACGATTTTTTTGTTTTGCTAAAGCTTCTCGACGTTTTTTATTTTTAGCTATTTCCTTGTCATGTTCCTCATGCGACAAGTAGGTTAGCCCTTCTTTTCTTTCAACATCTTTAATTTGAGCCATAGTTAGACGTTCACTACCGCCTCTAGGGTCAATAAACTTAGTAAAACCATGAACTGCTACGTTTGAGTTACCAAAATACTGTTTACAGTTAGTTGATTTACAACTACTACAATTTACATAATGTGAGTCCGTAAGACTAAAATAAAAGTCTTGTATGTTATTACATGAAAAACACTTATAACTATATAGAGGCACTTTGTACCTCATATATTTTTTTTAGAAAAAACTGTTTCATTTCGTGTTTTCTTTTCTCATTAGGGTTTACTTCTTTTCCGTTAATGACTTTATAAAACATCTCTTTACTTATATTAAATTGCTTCGCTACATAGTCCGGTCCTAGATCTGATTTTTGATAAAGGTCTTCTAACTCATCAGGGCTTATACCTGCCTCAATATATTTATTAGCTACCATTTGATTAAGCGTGTTTTTGACCCAACTAAATTCTTTACGCATTTCTTGAAATTGGTTACTTATAACTTGCATTTGATCGTATAGGGCATAATTTGTGGTGTTGTTTTTAATATCATTTATATCATTAAACAATTGTCTGTAAAGTTGTGTTAATTGATCTACGCTAAGAGGCGCTTTAACTGTAATATCTTCTAACGCCTTTTTTTTAGTTGCAATATGAAAATCAATAGATTTGTTTAATACTTGTTCTACAACATTATTTATTCTTCCGTCGATAGATTTATTAACACTCTTCAACATATCGCCGACCTCTGCTCTAAGGTTTTGAATTGCTACAGCTGTATTTGGGTCTTTCATTTTTTCTCCTTAATATTTTTTTGGTTTTTTCTTTTTATTCATTTATGCTCGTCCTTCCACGTAATCACGTAATGTGGGTCTATCGTCAGTAATTCTAAATGCGTCTGCTGGCGACTTAACTTTTATGTTTATCATATGCCTAATAGCATACTGCACTGCGTCTACACTGTGATCGTCTTTCTTAACCACTTTAAACTCATCATTGTTAGAATGTAGCGTATCTACGTATCTATAATTTTTATGTTGATCAATAACGTAATTTAGATGATCAAAAAACATTAACTTGTTTTGCCATAACAATTTATTGATTAACAATATGTTTCCAGACTTTTCTTTTTTAGCCTCAATTAATCTTAAACCTTCTGCCTGTAAGTCTTTCCACCAAGAACCGTAGTCTCGATCTGCTACCTTCATACTGTAATCAGCAATGATTGGCATTGGACCATATTTATTACAAGCCTCCACAATCTCACTAACTAATGGCTTAGTTTTATGCCATTCGTCATAAATATAAATATTATTTGATTCATCTTTAGCTAGAAAAACTATTGATGTATCTACACGTGTACCATGATCTAAACCAATACATTTATACCAGTGCTTTTGTATGCGTTGTTTTGGGATTATGTGATGGTCCATTAAGGTATCATATACAGCATTTTGTACGCTATCCCAGTTCCCCTCTAAAAACTGTTTAATATAGCTGGGTGGGTAGTTCTCTTCCATATTTTTAATGTAATCAGAAGGAAGGTTTTTTCTATTACTGTAAGTACTTGCACGAATATACATACAATCATTTGGTAAGTCTTGGTCATGATATCTCTTTTTACACCAACCAAATCTAGGGTTACCCTCAGTAAATATAAGTTTTTTAGGTAAGGCTGTACCTCTTAGCCGACCTAACGCACCTAAGAAATGCTCTTCTTTTAATTCTTCAGCCTGACACATAATCACTACGTCATAACTAGATGATAAAATCTTTCTTGGATCATCAAAAGATCGAAATATTATACGGCTATTATTATTAAACTGAAACTCATTGTCTGCCTTTGCATGCACATAACCATATTCATCGGGCGGATAAACCTCTTTGAATTGTACGATACAAGTA